GCCAATACTACCTACGGTGAGAACACCGGTGTTCTGGCCCTGAGCCGCATCTACGATCCGCTCGTCATCCGCATTGCCGCTGTGATGGCTGTGATCCTGAGCTTCAGCCCCAAGTTTGAGGCCGTCATCAACACCATCCCCACCGGCATTATTGGCGGCATCAGCTTTGTGCTGTACGGCATGATCTCCGCGATCGGTGTCCGCAATGTGGTCGAGAACCGTGTAGACTTTGCCAACAGCCGCAACCTGATCGTTGCCGCTGTCATCCTGGTCTGCGCGCTGGGCTTCAACTCTGTGGGCGGTCTGACCTTCGCTGTGGGCGGTGTCTCCATCAACCTGTCCGGCCTGGCCATTGCCGCTATCGTGGGCATCCTGCTCAACGCCATCCTCCCCGGCAATGATTACGAGTTTGATGCTGCCAACGGTTCCGATGCTCCGAGCAGCGGCAACCTGCAGGTCTAAAAAATAAATAGGAATAATTCTTAAAATTAGTCTTGACTAATCTAGGAATCATTGCTATAATAGGCTCAGAAGCAAGGCCCCCTGTACCAGAGGGGAGGCCAAGATCATAATAAAAAACAATGGAGGATATTCTTATGAAAAAGTATGTTTGCACCGTCTGTGGTTATATCGCTGAAGGCTCTATCCCTGAGCAGTGCCCTGTCTGCAAGGCGCCCGCATCCGCATTTGTCGAAAAGACCGGCAACACCTATGTGACCGAGCATGTGGTCGGCATCGGCAAGGCTGAGGGTGTGCCTCAGGAGATCGTTGACGGTCTGCGCGCAAACTTTGAGGGTGAGTGCAGCGAGGTCGGCATGTACCTGGCCATGGCCCGTGTGGCAGAGCGCGAGGGCTACCCCGAGATCGCTGAGGCTTACAAGCGCTATGCCTACGAAGAGGCTGACCACGCATCCCGTTTCGCTGAGCTGCTGGGCGAGGTCGTGACCGACAGCACCAAGAAGAACCTGATGATGCGTGCTGAGGCTGAGTGCGGCGCATGCTCCGGCAAGATGGACCTGGCCAAGAAGGCAAAGGCCCTGAACCTGGATGCGATCCACGATACCGTCCACGAGATGGCAAAGGACGAGGCTCGCCATGGCCGCGGCTTTGAGGGCCTGCTGAAGCGCTACTTCAACGTGGAGCTGTAACGAAAAAAGCTAAAAAATACAATTGCAGAACGCAATAAATTAAGTTGGTCATAGGATAATCTGTTCAAATCTGTTCTTAACTGTTTTTATCAGTTGAGAACAGATTTTTTTGTTTTGTGGGCAAATCGTGGGCGAAGACCTTTGATTTGACCAGTTTTGACCTCTTTTTCAAACCTTGCCCACAAAAAGCCTGAAAGTTGGCTTGTGGCCTAGAAAAATCAGAGGTGGGAAAATTCGCCATTGTGGGCAAATTGTTGACACCAAACATCGGCCATGATAGAATCAAGTCAGATGAATAGACTAAGTGAGCAAAGGAGTGATATCATGGGTACTGTTAGAAAAAGAGGCGACAAGTGGTCGTATCGAGTTGACCTTGGTGCTGTCAATGGTAAGCGTATGCAGAAAGAGAAAGGCGGCTTTGCCACAAAGAAGGAAGCGGCTGCCGCAATGACTCTTGTAGAAAATGAACTGCTTAAAACAGGTGAATATGTAGAAGCAGAACAAAAAATTACAATGCAACAGCTATATGAAGAATTCATTGAAGAGGAGGCTCCGCTGACTCGAAAATATACAACCATTGTTCGCTACAAGTCGCTTTATCGAAATCAAAT